CGAACACGATGTCAGACGCGGCCCAATGGACCTCATTTCCGTTTGCTGATACTTTCAGCGTTGGAGATCCGGTCATACCAATACCCGTAACACCTTGCCAAGCCTTCGCGATTTGCAGGCCACCGCCCCAAATACCGAGGTCCCATATCGCGGAATCCCATGCAGCAAAACCTGTAGGCACGAAGTTCAGCGTGTTCTGCGGGACGTTTTGGTCGTAGTCAACGTTGATGCCGGCAGCCAGAGCGGGCGCGCTGTTGGTCCAGAGGATCGGCCGCATCATCGTGAACCGCTTCTGAAGCGGCGTTCCGAATTCGGTGAATGCCTGCTGAGCTACGGCATTGATGTTCGTGCTGTCATCAGAGAAGTTGGACCATGCACGCGCGACGTAATTGGGACCACCGAAGTAGATCTGATCCTGGAAGCGCTCCCAGTGATTCGCAGACCACCCGGTGAAATTGCACCATGCCCCGGTAATCGTGTTCATCACATACTGCTCTTGCTGCCCCGGACTAACCGGGATATTCAAGATGATCATGTTTTGCAGCGGAAACAGGACCAAGCACCAGCCGTAATTGTTCGGGTAAAGACTAGTCGCAGCCGAGACAGCGCCTTGAATCTTCGCGGTCAGGTTTATCTGCGTATTAATGCGCGACGACGCAAGCGCCTGAGAGATCGGCGCCAGTCCGTCTTTTCCGATGTATAGGAGATCGCCTCCATACTTCATGAATGAGCGGAAACCCATCGGGGAACCAAGCTGATAGACACCGACGAGATTGAATGTCGACGCTTGCGAAGGATCTGTGCCACCGTACACTGCGATCTCGCCCTGGTTCGTGCACATGCAGAGATAATCCTGCATGCCGTAACCGCCATCGACCGTCCACACGCCCATCGAGACGAGTGAGCCGCCCATGCGGAAGATGGCGCTGAAATCGAACGCCTGCGCGGCGCCGCCGACTTGTCCCACTGGCAGGTAATACGCCTTCAGGCTCGCTTTCTGAATGAACCAGACGCGCTGAGCAAAGGCCGTCACGAACGAGAATGTCGTCGGATCAACACCGGTAATCGAAACCGGGGACGAGCTAGACGTGACGCTCTGCCAGGTAGTGCCGTTATACAGGTAGTAGCCGTCCTGTCCATTCACGCACAACAGGAAGGCGCCGGCTGACGTTGCGAAATTCGTATATGACCATTTGTCGCTAGTGAGGCCGGATACAGCGGGAGCGCCTACAACACCCCCAGCGCTCGCGTCATAGATGCCCGCTCCGCTCGCTGCAAATAGCTTTGCCGAGCCGCTGGCGGGGTTGTAACCCATCACGGTATTAACCTGGGACGGAAAGCCGGTCGCCCACTTCGTGAAGCCGGCGCGCACCATGACATCTGAGGTCGTCGGAAACCAGTTCGTCAATGACACTGCATCGGTCGGAGGCATCTCCGCGAGCGAATCGCGGGCATTCCAACCGCCAACAGGCGCAGGAAGGTTGACCGTAGCCGAGCGCTGCCCTTGGGCCTGCCGGCGTCTACGCTGGGCCGCTGCTGCGATACCGGTAATGTTTGTCACGGCTGAGCGACTCCATAGCCGCTGTCCGGGATGTTCTCAGGTCCGAGCAGATAACTGGAGACGCGCGGAGCCAGGGAAAGCATAGGCGAACCCTGTTCCTCACCCTTGACTGACGACAGAATTGCGTCGAACTCGTCTTGCAGAATTTGCGTCTCGAAGCCTTTGATGCCCCAATACTTGAGCTTCAGCCCCGCAACCATCAGCCGATCGTCGAACAGACATGTATCGGTATCGGACGTGAAACTGCCCTTGGCCGTGCCGCCAGCATCCGTCACCCAATATTTCGAGACGTATTCGAAGCCGAGGTATTCCGACGTGCTCACACCGGGCCAAATCTGGAACGTGTTACCGAGGATGCGCCAGCGAATGCGCGGACCGGTCGCGATGTAGCCTGACTTCAGCCATTGCCACTGCTGCGGGCTCTCAGGTCCGAGCATTTCCCAATGCTTCGATTTGTCCCACTGCGTGCGGTCGATGATGCGCTGATAGTCCACCGGGAACGCGTATTTCGTCTTGGCGAACGTCAGCGATACAGCCGTTCCGCTCGCTGCGGCCGGCTGACTCATCGTCACTTGAGTAGGCGAGTCGACCGACTGGACATACGTATCTTGATTGATGCCGTTGCCGGTCACCATGTAGGTGCCAGCGACGATCGCAGCCGTAGATGGAATATTCGTGATGACGGCCGATCCGCTTGACACATTGCCAGTCTGGATTGTCCAGAGGCTCGTGAATCGGTATTCAGTCGTCAGTGCCTGCCAGTTGAATGCAGGCTCGCGTAGCAAGTCATAGCCGACCGCGTTGAGCAGTGCAAGCTGCTGCGTCGTGTCTTGGGCAGTATTGCCCGCAACTGAGAACGGCACGGCAAGCCCCAATTCACCGGTAGCTTGCTGCACAAGCTGCAACATGGTCGACGACATATTTACGCCTCTTTACGCGGGCGGCCGGGGCCGCGCTTTTCGGGGTCCATCGCTTGCATTGCTTCCAACTGCGAGCCGAGGCGCAGAACGGTTGCCTTCAGGTCTTCGATTTCCTGATTACGAAGCATCAGGTCTTCGGCCTGCTTCTGAGCGAGCGACGAGTCTTTGGCTGCAGCGATATAGGCCGCCGCCTTCGTGCGCAGCTCGTAGCATCCCATGCCGATGCGCTGGCATTGCTGGTCCGAGCATTCGGCCAGTTGTTCGACGGTGTGGAATTCAAGCGCTTTCAGCTTCGCGACGGTCGCAACATCGAGACGCGGCCAGTCTTCAACCGGCGTTCCCGATTCCGGACGGTAGGATGTGCGGCGCTCGTAAGCAGCCCACTGTCCCGGCCATTCGTCCTTGTCATCGTCACGCGCCGGCCGCTCGATGATGTTCGTCGGATCGCCCGGATTGCACTTCTTGATCATCGGGACCAGATCGAATTCGGGCTTGCCGCTCTCTTTACTGCGGAATTCGTTGTAGCGCTTGCCGGGGAAGAACTCGACGTACAGCCCAGCCCGCGGGTTCTGCGTATCACTTTCCAGTGCTTCGTACATTCTTTTCTCCTGTTATGGGTAAGGTCCCGTGAAAAAAGGGGCGCCAGTTTCGACGCCCCAAGACCCACGGGAGAAAAGCTGTTTTAGACCGATGCGATGCTGAACCAGCCGTAGTCGCCGGTCGACATTGCGGTTGCCGGCGACAGGTACGAGCCACCCGATGCCGTCGCGAGGAAGGTAGTCGGGCTGACCGTGCAGACGGCCGTGGAAGCGGAGATCGAAGCGTTGGCTTTGGCGAAGACGTACCGCTTGCCATCGCTGCCCCACACTTGCTCACCGAGGTTGACGGGCACGGTCCGGGCGCCCGATGCAATATCGGTAGCAAGGATCGTGTTGACCAGATCGAAACCGATCTGAGGAGTTACGGAATAGACGGGCATGTTGGCTCCTTAGGCGATCAAAACGCCGCTGAACTGCGGACCACGGGACGTCAAATTACCGGCCCACCCGATTAATTTGGTGACAGCGTCCTGATTTACTGCCTGACGCTCGCCACCGATGGGAACGAAATTCCGGTCGCGGTGCGGACGGAAGCTGATGTACTTCGTATTCAGCCCCCACATGTGGTTGGCCGTCGCATTGCTGCCGATTCCACCGTCCAACACCACGTCAGCCGCCATGCCGCCACCGTAGAACTTCACGGCCGGGAAACCGGCGCCAGCCAGCTTCGTGTTGCCGTCGCTCATGACGCGCTGCTGAGCCTGCATCGACGCGATGTAAGCCGAGTAGTAGTTGTTGTCCGCGACGAACAGATCCATACGATCGCGACCACGAACCGCCTTCAGCGACAACTGCGTCATGTAGTTCTGGATGTTCGCCGCCGACACCGGAGCGCCGCCGTTGGTCGTGCCCGAGAACACCTGCGATTGCCAGAACGGGAATGCCGAGCGCGAGATACCGCCATACGTGCCCGAGCCCGGAGCATCCGGAATAGCCGCGGCCAGACCGGTGATGTTCTTGCCCGAGTTGCCCGTACCGTCGAGGTAGATGTCCGCAGCGATGCGGTTGATCAGCTGCGCTTCTGCGATATCCATGCGCGAATCGAGCAGATCGATGATCGCTTCCTTCGACGAGTTCTGGAGCATTTCCAGACCCGAGATGGTCACGGCCGCCGCGTACTGCTGGATGCTGAACTGAGCAGCCGAGATCGGGCTGTTCGGGCTGATGTTCAGCACTTCATAGCCCGAGTACGAGTTGACGTTGGTCGTCGTCGAGTCGGTGTACATGATTTCTTCCAAAATCACGTTACCGCCGCCGAACGGACGGACATTCCCACGCTCGCGAAGAACCATGAGCAGGGCGTTGTTGTTTGTTACGTTGTCAGCGAGTTCGCCGCTACGAGATTGGATGGTCGTGGCGATGATGTCGCTGATTGCGCTATTGGCGAATGCCATGTGTAGCTCCTATCAGTGAGATCAAATACGGCTTGCGGTTGCCTGGTCGAACGATTCTTCCAGTGCTGCGCGCCGTCCTTTCGGTGCCCCGCCTGTCGTTGCAGCGATTGAGCCGGGTGTGGCCGTTCGCGTGCTGACTGCGTTCGCTTTGGCAGCTTTCGCCGCCTTATCCGCGTCAATCCGACGCTGCTTTTCCGTGGCTTCGCGTTGTGTCGCTTGGCTCTTCGTGAATAGCTCGTCGTTCAGGCGGAGCGCCTTCGAATAGGCGCTATCGAGATCCGTAGCCAGGCCTGCTTGTAGCAGTTGCTGCATCTGCGGTCCCAATTGGTCTACATACGGATGCGATGACTTGAAGTTTTCGACTTCAGCCACCGCAGCCGCTTGCATCTGTGCGTGCTGGCTCTGCTGGTGCTGCGCCATCTGGAATTCCAGATCGCGAGCTCGCTGCTGCGCTGCCATTACGTTCGGATCGATGTGATGCTGCATGTGCTGCGGCAATGCCGCGCTCTGCTGCAACATCTGCTGAAGCGGAATCCCGACTGCATGCGCCACGTTCACCAGCGTCTGAATCTTCGTCGCCTCATCGCCAGTCGCAAGCAGCCGACGCGTATGCAGAAGGTCACGAACGACCATTTCCGGCTGCACGCCCTGTTGGCGTAGCTCGTCGAGATGCGGCTGGATCTGCTGAACGATCGGCTCTACCTTCGAGCGGTATTCATCGAACCCGCGCTGGCTTTCCTGCTCGCGCTGGTGGATGTACTTCGCGACTTCCGGATCTAGCTTGTCCCAATGGGCGCGCTGATCGGCCTTCCACGACTTCGGCGGCTCGGGGCGCTCCAACGCTACCGGTTGCGCCTCGACGCCCGCCACAGCCTCAGCAGACGGCGCGGCCGGTGCTTTCGGTGCGAAGCGTCCTGACTCGTCACGCGCGCGGCCGTCGTTCTCTACCGGCTCGGCGCTGATGTTCTCGGCGCTCGGCGCGTCTACGACAACCTCATGCACCGCTTCCGGCGCATCGCTGACTTGATCGTCGATCGCTTCCAGCGCTTCAGCTAAATCTTCTCTGCGGGTTCCCATGCGTTTCTCCGTGGCTTATTTAAGCGCGTTGACTTGGTCGATAATCTTTTGCTTGCGCGCCTTCTTCGACTCAGGCGCAAGGTCGATCTTTTCTTTTGGCTTCAAGTACTTCGTTTCATTGCCGATCTCGATGCAGTTGTGCGCCTTCAGGTGTGCGCGGTGCTGCGATCGCGAGGTAATCATTTCGCCGGTAATCATCGACTTGTAAGGCTGCATGTCGGTCATGACATATGGAGCCGTCACCCGGCGTTGCATCATTTCGCCGCAGCACTCGGGAAGGTCTTTGTACTGGGCGACAGTGCGATAAACGTCCTGCTCGTTGCCACACTGAGCACAGGCGCATGCGTAAATTGGCATTGGTTATTCGCTGGAGGCAGACTTGGCCGCGCTGATCTGCGACGCTTCGAGGGTGGTTTGTGCGCCGATTTCGGCTACTTCGAGCTTGACCTGATTGTTCATTGCAGCAATCAGCATCTGGAATT